CATCTTTTCTGCTCCAACCATATCTGACATAGTAAGTGGAGAAATCTTAGCCAGCTCCTTGATTTGCGGAATCAGTTGTCCTGCCATATCCTTTCCAACCATAGTCTCAATAGCGGTCTGCATGGATTGAAATTCTCCACGAACACGAATCATTTCAGAACCTAATGCCTTTAATACTCCAGCACCACCAATAACCGCCAATGCTTTCTTCCAAGAAATAGCGATACCGTTGTTACTCTCTACGATTTCCTTAGCATTATCATTGTAAAGGGCGTATTCATCCCGAAGTTTCTTTACGGAAAGACGCGCTTCGGCTTGTTGTTGGGTTAATCCAAATAAAGCTGCCTTTTCTTCATCAAGAGCTTTGCGGGCAGCATTGTATTCTTCTAACTTGCTATTTGCTGATAACGGATTCCTTTTCAATGCTATACGATAAGCATCCCCAAGTCGTTTTACATCCGCTTCAATATCCTTAACTACCGCTTTTTGAGCAAGAATCTTCTCTGTGAATCCATTCACGGCCTGGGAAGCATCGAAGATTTTCCTTTTGAATCCCGTTTCCATCTCCGCTCCAGCTTTGGCTGCATTAGTCACCAACTCATCCAATCTTTGGTTGGATGCAGCAAGTTGGGCATTCAAAGCCTTGAAAGCAGCAGGAGTCTGCGTGCCATCCATGCTCATTAACTCCTGCTTTAATTTTGCAATTTCATTACGAAGTCTTACAACTTCTTCCCAGTCACTACCTATCTTAAAATATAATTTTGACATATCTATTTCTTTTTCCTACGATTAGCCAATTCCTTACCACTGATTCTATTCACCTTCTGACCACCATATACTGCGCGTAATTTATCCCGTTGCATCATCAGCAGATTCCGATAAGGGATAATCTCAAACACTTCTGTATAACTCAGATGCAGCGTGTCAATCAAATGGGCTATCTGCCCGAAGAACGTTGTGTTTCCTACTGTTTCGGTCTTGCTGCCAGCATCGACACGTTCCTCATCGAGCTGACACACTGAAAAGCCGAAATATCCATCATAGAGAAACAGACTTCCAAGGCATCTTTGACTTCTTCAAAAGTGCCGTTCTCCAATTCTTTGACCAAACTATCATTCCCGCAGATAAAGCATGAAATACCTTTCAGCATATCTTCAGTAGCTTCAGGAAGCTCTTTAATAGCTTCCATGACATTATCTCCAGTCATGCCGATATTGGAAAAATGATGAATGGCACGACAGATAATTTTAATTGTAGGAGGTTTAATGGTATAAACCATCCCTCCTATCTCCACATTCATGAAATCCAGCCCTAACAAAGCATCAGAAACCGTTTTTGCTGCTTGATTCATATTCTTAAACTAAAAGGGGGAATGGTATATATCCATCCCCCGGTTATCACTCTTGTGCTTTTACCAATGTTATCTCTTTTTTAAGAGTGGTATCAACTTCAGAAGGAGTGGTTTTAATATCTCCTGACTGAGTGACGTACCCCACTTTCGACACTTCATAGTGAACGGTAGCCCCAGCATTCACCTGCTTTGACTTGACCGTTGCACCGTCCAGCTTTACGGTCGCATCGGAAGGAGTAGGTACAATGGTTACTGTAGTTCATGCCTGCAAAGCTTTAATCTGCCCTTCTTCATAGTTATACTCAGAAGAAACACCTTCGATTCCCGGTTCCTGCACCAAGCCTTTTACAGCGATTGCAATTGCCTTATCCGTATTGGCTTCACGGGAAACAATACGGCATTTTGGGAAGATGAACCAGACATCATCATCGGTCAGACAGAACAATGCTTTGTTGATAATAACTTTATCCAAAGCACGCTTCCAACCTACATCTTTAGATGTTGCCTGAATAACATCGCCACCCATGAACGCTTTCTTGGTCTTCCAGTCATATTGTCCGATAGAGAAAGCGGGCGATACTTCTCCCGGCACATCATCGTAACGGTAATTCTTTCCCGTTAATTGGTTCTTGTACCCAGTGACGGAGGCTTCCGTTTCCTCAATCTGCCACGTTTCCCCGTGTACATTCAAAACCTCATCTTTCGCTTTGATAGCGGCTTGAATCAAAGTCTTTGCGATTTCGGGGGTAATGTCTGCCGTTACCTTATCAATATCGGCAAACAAGATTCTTTTTATTCCTACTGCTGAAATCATAATCTTATAGTTTTACATTTATTACTTCAAATAAAATTCTCACATTCACGTAATGGCATTTCAAAGCTGCATCCGCTTCCGCGCCAATTGATTCGATAGAGTAACGATAGGTTGTACCGTCATAGGTGCTTACTACATCATCAAGCAGCTTGCCAGCCTTTCTTTCAAGTTCGTTAAGCCGGATTGTGTTCGCTTCATTCTCGCTTAAATTGGGTACACATAGATTCACTTCTGCGAAAGATTTCTTCCAATACTTTCCCGGCTGTTGTTTCTTCGTGTGGATAACGATTCTTTCAGAGGTCAATTCACCCGTCAGCGTTTCCCCGTTGGGTACTATGCTTATTCCGAAAGCCTTGCAATCCCGGTAGAGAATGTTTCCTATGTCGGTAGTTACTATCATCCCAATGCTTTGATACGTTGATTGAGAATGTTCAAATACTCGCCCATATAATCACGCTGTTGCAGAAGCAAATCACGTTGGTGTTCATTTTTTACAACTTCTTCAAACTTGGGAGTATCTACAAAAGCACACAGCTTACTAAACTTTTCGGCTAAATCCTGCTGCTCAATAAGCAAACGGTCAAGGAAAGTATCAGCGCACTTATATGTTTCCTCAAACTCATCTTTAGGAAGCCATGATTCTATATCATTATCATACTTCACATGATAGCCATTTATAGACCGTTCTTCTTTTGTTAGCTTTCCACCTACTGCAATCAAGCATTTTTCGTCAGCTTCGCCCATTTTCATAGGTTCAGCTTCAATCTGTTTTGTTCCAATGTACTTTTTCATTTTTCAAATTCTTCTTTTAATCGTTTCTCCGCATATAAAGCAGCACTACTCAAAACATCATACCCTTTAGATTCTACGAATGATGCGTATTCCGCTTCGTTTTTCAATGTCAAACCGTCTTTATCGACATCGTAATCATTGGACGTTCTCAAAGTGAGTGTGTGGTCTTGATAATCGCCATGTTCCTCCGCGTACTTCACGGCTTCATCGCCTACATCAATCATCTTCTTTTCGACCTCCCATTCTCCTTCATCGAAAAAGGAGTCGACATCTGAGAAATCGAAATCTACATCCATAATTCCGAGTAGTTAAAGTAGTTTGTACTCTTCACTGTATAAACTTCGCCTTGACCTCTTACGCTATCACCATCCATGCAACGTACTTCATCACCAGCCTTGACAGTAATTCTCTTCTCGCATACCACATGATAATTCGGACGATACACAGAGCCGTTATCAGATGAAAACTCTTTGGTAGTGTTATCATCACAACGGCATTTGCACACCTCCTGCCAGCTTTCACCACCTGTTCCGGGAATAGGTCTGCCAAACTCATCCTTATCCATTGGGGTGATAACTTTTACCTGCAATATGTGTGGAGCGAATATCATAAGAAAGTCACTTTAGGTTTGTTACCCAGTTCGTCTTTCAAACCGTACCGCTTGCACAGAAATGAATAGTAATCCTTAATGCCTTGAATGTTCCAAGACATAGAAAAACCGCTTTCGCTGATGGAAGTGGCACGAAGCAATAGAGAGGGGATGAACTTCGCAATTGCCACCGACACCCGTGTTTGGCAATCCTCGTTCATCTCACCCCCTCCGCTTATCTTTGCGTTCAGACATATATCGAAAAGGTCAGCCTCCGACAAGTTAACGCCGAAGGTCTGAAACTTCTGTAATATATAATCGTTTACTGTCATGCGTTCATCTCACTCAAATCGAAGTTCACAATCAGGTTCGGGTTCGCAATCTGCGGAATCCATTCGGCTGTGTATTCCAGATAGCGACCATTGCCGTCCTTGTAACCTGAAATCAGCATATCGCCATCTGCCTGAGTGTAATTACGTCCCGGTACACCATCCACAGCTTCATAAGGAGTGTGGAAGCGCATATAACCGATTTTATCCTGCGGAAGCAGGGAAATACGACCATCTGCATAAATGGGGATATTCTTACCTGTTTGGTCTACCACATAATCTTCCTTGATTTCAATAGCCGGAAGTCCGATACCTGTAAAAATGGTAGAAGCCAGTTGCGAGGTGATAAGCCCGGTAGACATATACATTTCATTGCCTGTAAGCTGCATTTTGAACTTATCTCCAAATTCACTTGAACCGATAATATTCTTGATGAATGTGCCACGGCTCATAATCATCTTGGGGAATGTGCCGTAAATAGATTTCAGCTCATTCAGTTTCTGCTGCAAGTAAGTGACGAAATAGTCTTTATCCTCTGTGTCCGGCTTGATAAACTTAAACGGCAAGTCGATGTTCAATAAGTCAATTCCTCCGGCATTGTCGTCCTTGTTCTTCACGCTTGCTGCTCCAGTCATCAACAGAGAGCCTACGATAATGTCCATACGCTTGTGTGGTGCCAGCAATACCTGACGGTAATCGTCATAGATGAAGTCCACGATGTCACGCATGGCAGCCTTCTGGTCTTCCGGTTTGGCAGCATTATACTTGTCTATCAAGTCCTGTAAATCAGACAAGCGGTCGATTGAGATTTGGTATCTATCACCCAAATAGGCGATTTCGCCATATCCCGAACCAATATTCCTACGTTCACGGATAGGCTTTTCACCATAACGGGAGTTGATGGAACCGGCCATCACACCCGTAACCTGACCAATGTAGTCTTTGAATACACGGGTAGTAGTCCTACGGAAGCCCAAATACTGCTGCCAATAAATTGTGTCCTTTCTTGTCTTGAGGACACGCTGAATCACTGCATTTACAATGTTCGGGTCATTAAACAATGTATGAATAGTTAGCATCATATATTAGTCCTCCTTTCTTTATTTTGCCATTATACCTGCGTTTTTCAACGCTGTCAATAATCCGTTAAAGTTTTCTACCGACACCGTACCAGATGCATCATTCACTTTGGCTGCCTGCTTTACACCTCCAAAAGCAGAAGTCGTAGCTGCTGTTAAAGTATACTTGTTAGCTTGTGCTGCAACCCCATCCAATTTGGCTTTATCTTCCTTACTCATCAAACCGTCCTGACTAGAAGAAGCCTTAGGAATAGATACGGCTTCTTTTTCTTGTTTGACATCCTGAGCATTAAACTGGAAGTGCGGCATATTCGCCTTGTCAATATCTGCGAAAGGCATTACCAGCTTGGTCGGTTCGATTTCAAACGCACGCATCAAAAGGGAAACCAATACTATGCCATCCTCTACCTGCTTCCTTTCATACAGAGCTGAATTTGCGATAACTTTGGGCGTTGTACCATCTGCGGCTGTCGCTTCGTAAAGAACTGTTCCAGCTTCTAGATTTTCTCCAAAGTCTGCCGCTAACGTCAGCTTATCAAAAGCTTTGTCAGCCTTGTCAATAGCGTTGATTGTCGCTCCATGCGCACCGTTACCCAAGTGCATACCTTTGTAAGCCAAAGAACGTTTCTTGATTTTCAATGTGGTATTGGAGCCTGTTGTAAACTTCTCATATACTTCCACACGGATAGCCACTTGGGATGTTTTCTTCACCAAGTCAGCTGCAATCGGTGTGAATGAGGGCAAGTACGAGCCGACAACGAGGTTGGTTGTGTCCAACTTGTACGGACCTCTGCGTCTGCGTCCGGTTTCTACGTCGTAGCGTTCTTCCTGCTCAACTTCCGGTTCAAGATTATACTTAAATCCTGCTGCCATAAAATCACTGTTTTTGTTGTTCTACAATTTCTTTAGTGTCGTCTGCAATCATTTTCGCAAACGCCTGAGTCTCATTCTCCAGTTCTTTTTTTGCTGTATCTGGAGGAACTACACCCTTAAAGCCGTCATTCGCAAACTCCTGCTTCAAGTCCTTGAAGTATGCGTCCAAGTCCTCATCGTCCTTAATGGCGCATCGTTTGGCGTAGTTTTCGGGAATACCATACTCCTTTGCCTTTGCCAAAATCTGCTGGCTACGTGTTGCTTGAGCCTTTTCCGTTTCTAACTGTGTTAGCTTATCAGAAAGGTTCTTGTTGGAGTCAATTAAAGCTTGCGCCCATGCAGGCACATCGTCTTTATTCTCTTCCGTTTTGGTGGTTGTGGTAGTCTCGATTGGCTTACCGTCTTTAAGGTTATGCTTCTTCTCGTAGTTGGAAACTGCGGTCTTGGAAGCATCCCCGGCACGGAAATCACCATAGGAATTAAGCACGTCCGAAAAACTGATACCCTCAACAATAGAGTTTACCTTTGTCTCGTCCGTTATACCCTCTGCCTTTTTGGTGGCAATACGGGTAAGAATAGCAGTGTCCACCCCAGTAAACTTGGTTTGGAGGCCCGCTAAGATTTGTTCTAAAATTGTCATACTGTATGAATTAAAATTTGAGATTCAATTTGCAGAAGTAAAAATACCGCCAATACAGATGATTAGTAAATATTTAAGCTTCCGATTCACGACAATGAGTTGATTGTCGTGAATACGGTATAAAAGTAAGGAGGAAACAATTAAAGGGGAAATAATTAGGTTGTATAGCATTCACTAAGAAAAGGTTGTGAAGAAATCAATTTAAAATTCTATTTTTGCTGTAAAATAAAGTAACAGTATGGACTATATAAATAAAGGAACTTGTATTTTTTGTGGTAAAGATGTAACTCAAACGACATTTAAAGAGAAGCCACATACTATGCCAAAAAGTTTAGGTAGCATAAATATTGGTGTTGATATTTGCGATGAATGCAATCACTATTTCGGTCAACCTGACGACTTTGTGTTTCCTAAACTTTGTATAGAAGTTTGTGTTAAAGAAATATTTGGACTACCAAAAGCCTTGCTTAACAGAAAAGATAATTCAGAAAGATTAAAGTCAATATATTTCGAATATTGGAAGTCAAAAAGAAAAATAGTTCTCAAATCACATTTTAAGTTTAATGATAGATTTCTAACAACATTTGCAAGACAATTCAAGAGAGGAATATATGAAATGTTCCTTCAAGAATATCATAAAATAACAGGTAATGGATTAGACAATCGATTTAATCAAATTAGGAGATTTGCACGTTATAATATTGGAGATATTCCTTTGTATTATTTAGTCAATAATGGAGTTTACTTAATAGAAGAAAAATTTTCATCTCCTAAGTTTTCCTTTTCCGATTCACAATTTAATGATATAGAAACTTATGGATTTTATACATTAATATTGTATGGACAATGGTTCTTTTTAGAAGTTACCCCAAGAGCTGAACTATCTCGTGAAATTTATTTAAAAATGCAATGTGAAAAAATAAATGTTGGCGGATTTGTATATAGAGATTTAATTGAAATAAAAAGAATTACGGATATAGATTTTAGCTTAAGAAGCTTGTTTGGAGGTAAGTTATTTTAGGCGTGAAACCGAATGAATCACGCCTAAAATATATCACATCAAAAACTTATACTTATACACCTAACACTATATTAGCATCAATATTTAGCTTCCGGCTTATCTCACGAGCAACTTTTAAAGTAGGTTCACATTTACCGGATATATAATCACTTAGCCGTGATGGGCTGACACCAACCAACTTTGCAAGTGATTTTTGATTAAGCCCCATTTCGTACATACGAAGTTTAAGAACATCCACAAGTGTTGGTTCTCCCAATGCAAAATGTTCTTCGGAATAATCAGCAACCAAATTAGAAAGAAGCTCCAATTCTATGCTATTTGGGTCATTCAAAGGAGTATCATCTTTCACTAATGGAAGAAGTTCCTCTACTCTTTTCACCGCCCATTCATATTGGGCTTGATTTTCTATCTTTGTCATAATCCTAAATATTAGCGCAATCTATTTTATCATATTCTTTATGAGTACCAATAAAGCGAATATACACAAACTGAATAGTGAATTTAATCACTACTACCAAACGATAGTTATTGCCTTTGATATTGAAAACATAGTGTTGATTACCTACACTATCAACGCTATTAAACGTTTTCTTAATATCGGCAAAACAGGTCCACTTGCTTCTTTTCACAATGGTAGTCCATTCTTGCAAAGCGACCTTTGAATCGGGATGGTTCTCTGCATATTCTTTTAATGCTTGTTCGGTAAATATTCTCAT